CCTGGCTGGCGAACCTGTAATGCCTACTGGCGTTCAGTTTGAAGGTGTGAAGTTCTTCGAATCGACCAACTTCCCCAACCGCACCATCAACGCTAGCTTTAACGCCAGCACTTTTGCTCAGCAGGAAATTGCCCAAGGTTACTTCTTTGGTCCTCAGGCAATCGGCGTTGGCATTGGCGGTCCTAACGCCCAGGTGCTGATCAACAACAACGATGACTTCAGCCGCTTTATCATCTTGATTTGGCAACTGTATGCAGGTTTTGAAATTCTTAACAAAGATTTCGTTACCACCGCATTCAGCTTTGTTTCTGATGACGGCAACATCTGATAATCAACAATAACTTTAGGTAAAATAAATGACTTATTTGTCTGCTAAAAAGATTTACCCCGGTAACTGGGTAAATGCTTTAAACGGTTGGTACAAGAATATTGACGCCAACCCTGTTGATGGTACCAATGATGCTACCGTAGGCGGCCCCACTTCTGTGTTGGCCGTCCCCGGCTATCGTTATTTCCAGCAACGTGGTTACGTTCCTGTTACCACTACGTCTGGCTCCGGCCTTTCTAGCGCTTCGGTTATCGTTCCTTCTCCTTATCGTCAGGACGATACCCGCACTGATATCACCGGCATGGTGATCTCTGGTAACAGCACCAACACTGCTTATGTGTATCGTGCTGCTATCTCCGTGGCTTCTGGCTGGGGTGACGGTCGTGTTGCTTCTGGCGTCTATGCCGCCACAGGTAACGTGATTTCGTTCGGTCGCGACAACGCTGGTAGCCCCACCGCCGCTTCTGGCGTTGGCGAAGGCGTGATCCAGGCCAACCTTACCTCGACCGTCTCTGGTACCCAGGCTGGTGAAATTTACTTCGCCGGTGGTACCGCTGGCTATGGCACGAATCCTTTCCTGACCGTTACTGGCGCAACTGGCGTTACCCCTGGTACCGTTAACTACGCTGTTACCGCGTCTACCACCCTCAAGGTGTACGCTAAGGAGACTGCAAACTCTACCGCTACTTCTGGTAGTTTCTACATCTCCAGTGGTGATTCTGCCGCTGGTCGTGTCGGCTACCTGGTTGTGGAAGTCTGCTACATCCAGCCTGACGTTGCCCCTGGCTACGAAGATATCGAAGCATATCTGACTAACCGCACTGTCAGCTGATTAAGCTAAACTGGGACCAGTGAATCACTCTCTGGTCCCAAATGCTTTATCAACACAGAAAAACGGGCGCTCGCGTCAAGGTTATTAGTGAGTTTGACAATGGCGATTGGTCAATGGTTGAAGACCAAGACGGTCGCCTTTTTACCGCTTACAAAACCGAACTAAGTCCCGATGAAGAAGCTACCAAAAAGGTAAAGACTCTTCAAGTAAAGGATAAGGCAGCTCAAGAGGAGCCTCGCAATTTCCCGCCTGATCACCGGCTGAATGTTAATTCAGCTACTGCCCAGATGATCGCAGATCATGTCAAGGGTATTGGCCTTAAGACAGCTCGTGAGATCAAAGATCTACAGATGTCCTTGTCGGGTGAAAGGTTTAATAATCTCGAACAGCTGAAGCAAATCAAGCGTGTTGATTGGGACTCCCTTTTAGCCGCCGACCTTATTCGGGTGTAACACTCATCTCCTTCAAACGCCCCTGGGAAACCGGGGGTTTTTTATTTTAGAATTAAAAATAAAAGGATAATGGCAAGTTATTTAAATCTTGGAACCCAGGGAGCGACGGGTACAGCAACCGGTCCGCACTTCCATTTTGGTTTAAAGAAAGATGGAAAGCAAATTCCTTTAAATATTGCACGCAAAGATATTGGACAGTATCTAGAAGTACTGACACCTGGAAGCAAAAACTGGTCTCCGTTGTATGGGTCGGAGCAGCAAGGGTTTAAATTGAATCCTGCTGGTACGGTAACAAGTGAGATGGGTGCACGTACCGCATCAACAGCTGGAGCATCTACAGATCATCAAGGGATGGACATTGCATTTGCCCCTGGCACCCAGTTACGTTACCGTGGCACTGGCTCTGTTGCAACCAATATGAATGCAGGGGGTGCAGGTAATGTTTCGTCTTTACGTACTGGACCTTATCAACTAGATACTTTTCATCTTGACAAAGTTCCAGAGGCAATGACTACACGCGGCACAGATTTACCCGCAGCAACACAAACGGTATCTGGTGGTCAAGACACACGTACCGAAGACCTTCTGAAAGCTTTTCTCTACGGCAGGCAAGCCCAAGAGAAACCGGAAAAAACCCTGGAGCAACAGTTAAAGGAACAGGTGGTAGGTGGTTTGATTTCACAAGCTTTAAATCCGTCTAGCTTCTTGTCTTCCTATGCAACAAACGATCCTTTCCTTAGTGGTCGTTCAGCTGCAAGTGGAGATTACTTTCAGGGAATCTTTGGTTGATTACTTGCTTTTATAATTGAAAGATAAGGAGACATAGAAGTGCAGCTGTCGGATTTCGACAAGAGCAGAGTTAGGTACCATTTGGGGTACTTCACTGTGTCTGTCCCAGCGGGCGATTACGCCCGTCTGGAAGAAGCAATGAATACCATTCCGGATTCATATTTCTATGACAAAATTGCTATCCAGATTGGACGCTGTGATACCGCAGAGAAAAAGACTGAGGTAGCGACTTCGCCTTCTACTCGTATTGAGAACATTGCTGGTGACGTTGATCGTACTATTCGATCAAGTAATGCCAGGGAGGCGCTCAAGGTTTGGGACGAGATTTATCTCTACGAAACCAACCGTCTTGCCGGTATCCTTTACGTACCTAACTACAAGGATCCGTTCCAAGCTCGTTACCGTTATGAGCGCTCAGGCGCTGAATTTATCCAGGCACTCCCTGGCCCCGCTGACGTTTCAGTTGGCACACGTATCTATCTACATGAGGTTTGGCGGTAATGGCTAATGTAACTGTCGGTCGAAATTCTCCCAGTTCATACGATGTTCGTATGGATAGGTTAAGAACACAGTCCGGTGCGCCTTCTCCTGTGTCTGCAGGAAGAGCAGTACCTGGTCAATCTGGAAGCCGTCTTGGAGCGGCTGGTAATCTTCTGGGTACCATTGGTACGGCAAGTTTTTTGGCGCCTGTGATTCAAGCAGGTGCAGACGCTTGGACAGGTTTTCGTAAAACACCTCAAGGCCAATTATTTACTGATCGTGTTGGGGAAGCGTTCTCTGCCCCCGCACGTTTGGTAAACAGTCTTACGGGTGGGCAAAATCCGTTGTCATCATCTTCGGGTGGTGTCAGATTAGGTCAGTACAATCCCCCTGGCTTTGATCCAAGCCAACCAGTAACTGGTGCAGATCTAGTGCAAAGTGCGCAAGCTGTTAGTAAATATTTTCCTAAAACAAATACAGATAATAGCAGAATTGCTGATCGTGCCTACGCAGCAGAAAAAGAGCGTGCTCGGCAACTGACTGAGCAGGACCCTCTGTTTAAAAAGTACCAAGTTGCAGAACTGTCTAAGCAATACAACGCTGCTACTGGTGATGAAAGGGAAAAGATTGGTATGCAAATCTGGGCACAAACCAACCCACAGTTAGCAGCCAAGATGAAGCCTGGGCAGACCGGTTATTCTGACGTGGCCACTGCATTTCAAAACCTAAGTCCTATCACAGGGATTGTTGGTAAGATGCCAGTCAGTTCCTTTGCGCTGCCCGCTGCAATCGCCATGCCCGGCATTGAGCAGACCTATGGGGCCAGCGCACCGCAAGTTGCTATTGCAGGCTTTAATCCGGCTACAGCAGCATCTGTGGTTGCCCCTGGTGCGTTTAGTGAAAAGCCGCCAGTTGATATTACGGCATACTTGAAAAACCCAGTGGAAGCAAATGCTAAATTTGCAAATCGCGACCAGACTCAGCTGCGCCTTCTTCGTCAGGCTTACAACCAGCGCATCAAGTAACCTTTGATAGACTAAGATCACTTGGCAGTGTTCTGCACGTAAGTCCACCTACTGGATAACGAATCTTTTTGATTCCTGGTGACCAGTGTTGTTGCATTAAACCGATGATTCTCTGCCCTAAGTTTGTTAAGCGTCTTGCTACTGCTGTAAGTCTGTTCCTGGTTTCTCAAACAGTATTTACCCCTGGTCTCAAAGCTGAATCAAACTGGGTAAGTGAATGATCAAAAAGATGAAATAATTCTTATGGCCCCCCGCAGAACTGTTCAAGATCTCTTTGGATTAAAACCTGAAGAGGTAAATGCACTGACCGTCTTA